ATGCACACCTCCTTCGCCTGCTTATCAAGCAGTTTGTACTTCAACCAGACCCGGTGCTGGTTGCTGCCTTTCGCTATCAAAGCTGTAGAAGTTCTGGTTGTCATAGAATCTCCTTGTCGTAGTAAGCATTCTCTCTTGCGTTAATGGCAACCATCTCGATGATGTGACGCGTGGCATCCTCGGGTGCATCAAGAACTACCCGGTCTAGTGTCCACACCACGTACGGCAGCTTTGCGGCTAACCCTGCCTCTCTTACTTTTTTGGCTATGTTCCTGTCCGTGAAGGCATAGGTAAACAGCGGGGTCGTGTTTGGCTCCATGTTGCAAATCGTTTCTTCAAAGGCTTGCACTAGCCACACCTCTTTGTGCGGTTCCCCTAATGGCGGCAGGGGTTCGGTGCTGCTGATTAGCTTGTGCATCGCCTCTTGTTCTTCAGCTTTGTAAATTGTATCTTCATGCAACACCGGCTTGTTCGCTGCCTCTGCCCACCTAGCCGTAAGCCACAGCACCTCGTCGATGTTGTCAGCACCGATGCACGGCTCCCCGAATCCGGTCGGCGTCAGCCCCGCTTCATCGCTATACACCACCTCCTTTAGCGCAAGCCAATCCTTCCCATCGTTCTCCGAAGGGGTATTAACGAACCTGTAATTCCATGTAAAAGTCATCTCACACCTCCCTCGTAAAGAACCACGTAACCAACGCACCACTCACCACCCCCAACACCCACACAAACAGCACTTCCATCTCACACCTCCCTCTGCATTAGCATCCACTTGATAAACTCTTCGCTGTTCCCTAACGCTAAGGCTATTGCCATACGGACATGCCAAGTATCCTCAGTCCCTTTGCTCAACAGCGTAGCAATCCACGACAGTCTTTCCTGCTCTGTTAACAGAGTGTTCATCTCACACCCCCTTCATGTTGTTTATGCACCAGACGCGCACGTTCTGCGCTCGTTTCCCATCAAACCTGTTCGCAAATAGGTAAATCCGCTTCAAAATAAAATTCCTCATCTCACACCTACCTTTTCTTTAGCATCACGCAACACCATCTCGACTATCGCCACCACCACATCAAACTCACCCCACGCTTTACACGTAGGGCATTCCGCATGGTGGTCGGGGCAACGCTCGCCCCAATACCCTTTTATTGCTTCTGCTGTTAGGTTCATTTCACTTCCTCCATAAACGTCTTGTAATAGATACGAGAGTAACGCTCGCTCACTGTCTCGTCGGGGAACGCCAGCCGTGCTGCCCTTTCCGCCCTCAGCTTGTTGTCGTACAGCGTCTGAGGTACGCCCTTCACATACCACAACTGCACCTGCCTCAACTCGTCGCTCATCTCACCAGCCCTCCCTTGTTGTTAAGGCCGACTAGGTCGTCCTTGTTTGTTACCAGTATGTAGTTGCTCTTGTGCATCGGGGCTATGCACCACGAGGCACGCTCTTTTACCGCTTGGAGTTCGCCGCACGCCATGCACGAACGAAAGCCTAGACCCCATCGGCGGGGTGCCACGTTATCCCCGCACCAGCAGCAGTTCAAGTCCCGTTCGTTTCCGTCTGTCAGACTTCCGTTCATACTTTCACTTTCGGTTCGGTTAGTTCGCATACTTTCCGTGCTTTAGCCATGATGTTCTCTAACTCATATGGCTCAGCGTCGGTTTCCCACAGTTCCACAACTTCTTGCAGAACTTTCCACATCATCAACTTCTCCTCGACTAGCTCATCGAGGGCTTCTTCCCACGAATTAACTGCCATCTCACACCTCCGCGCCAACAATGCGCTCTGCCCACTCGGGATGCACCCAAGCGGCAACCCCATCAAACGCCACCCACACCCAACCCTCGGGGCGTGCGTTCCACCCCAACGTCGCCCAACCTTCCGCAATCGCTTCACTCAGTTGCAGTTTCATCTCACACCCCCTCAAAAAGAAAAAAGAACAATCAACAAGAACCAACCGACCAACATCAACCAAACCCCCAACACGCACGCTTTAAGGTCGCTCATCTCACTTCCTCTCTTTAGTTATATACTTGCTCGCCAAGCTCCACATAGTGCCGGTCTTGCTGGCACTCCAGCAGGAACTCCTCTTCGGTCAGGGTGTGCATACCCGACTGAAACTGCTCGGAGCGCAGGATCGCGACCACGGCGACCGACTCGTTAACTTCATCGTCGTAAAGCAGGTCGTCGCCGTCGTCGGTGCATATTTGGTCTTGCAGTAGCCGCAAATCTAGTGAGTCCAGCAGCCCTCGGTCTTGCATGAAAGCATCGACGCTGACTTCCGTTGTGCCTTCCGTCCAAGCTTCCGGCACATGCACTTCATTCACGATGCGCTTCGTGTTGCGGTTTGATTCTTTCCAGTCGCGCTTTGTCATGTTGCTCTCCTTGTTGTGCAGCTTTAGCTGCGGGTTTACTTCTTTTCTTTGTTCCTTCACTGTAATTATATTGTACCACAAATAGAGGGTCTCGTCAAGCAGGGCTGTTTTTGGGGTTCGCGGGGTTTTAGGCAGTTCGGGGCTGGGACGCCTCTGGGAACTGATTTAGTAGCGGTTTTAGGGGTATTTCGTGGGTGCCTCTTTTTTAGGCAGAACACACACCCCCGACTTTACAATGTTTCAAAAAGCCCAAAAAAGATTTTTTTGACGAATAATAGAGTTGAGAGGTCTAATGTGCGGTGTAACACGAGTTAAGTGAACGAACTCTATTAACCGCCGAAAAAAACTTTTTTGGGTGTTTCAAAACATTGTAAAGTTGGAAAAGTGCGTTTTTTAGCGTTTTGCTCAAAAAAGAGGCAGGGTAACTTACTGATTCTACGTAATATTCATAAGATTCCGAAGTTTCTTTTTTTGAAAACTTGTCTGATTGTGGGACAATTTGTTGGGGAGGGGGCAGGTTATCCGCATGTAACTTACTGTTATATATAATATAATATTTTTTAAGAAGAAGAAGAAGAGAGGAAAATTAGGGGGTAATATTCTATTATTCCAGTGGTTTGCAAAACACAACGGCGGGAAAAAACTTGACAATGATTGCAGAATATTCATGTTGCGTTGCAGCAATGTTAGCGATTACTAACCTGCTAAAGCAATATTCCATTTTGTGCGAAATCCGACCCCCCCCCGGTTGTTTTCAGCCAAAACACGGGAATAATAGTATTTATCTAGACAATCAAGCTGTTACGCTATTTTCATCGCTAAGAACATTACCGAAAACCTAGAACTTATAAGGGCTACAAGGACTTACGGTGCGTGGTAGTGCTACGCTACTTGTGCAAGCTGACCCGCCCCTGAGAACTGGCATTGAAAATAAATGTTGACAACCAAAACCTGTTCTGCTAACCTTCGCTACGCGAAGGCCGAAAGAGACAAAATCCACTTCCAAGCTGACCCGTCCCTGAGAACTGGCATATAAAAAACCAGCAAGCTGGCTCACCCGCAAGAACTGGCATAGCGCGGCGCGGCACAAATTCAGGACGAAAAAAAACCCGCCGAAGCGGGCTTAAAACAAGTGGAAGGATTCAATCAAGGTATTTTATATCCTCAGCAAACATTCGTTTCGCCGCTTCACTTTTCAGGTGGCTACGTATATCTTCCAAGCGACGTTTTTTTTGTTCTAGTGTTTTATCGCTGAGTAATACCATTGTCGCATATGACAGCAGAGTCATCTCTATATCGGTTATTGCACTACATTTTTTGTCCATTTTGCTTTCCCCTGTTTGTTACGGGAAGGGCTTTCGCCCTTCCCGATTTAGTTTACTTGCAAGCTACTACGCTTTTCCGGCAAACTTCCAGCAAGGCGCCTACCTCTACCGGATTAGCATCCTGCCTTTTGACGGGCATTTTTGCCACCTGCGACATCAATTCCTTCAGCGTATCATTCACCAACTTTTTAAGGTTACGCGCTGCACTTGCTGCGCTGTCTTTATCTTCAGCTTCAGCTTTCCTCAAATATTCACGGATTTTAGAGAAGTAACCTTTTCTGAGCGTGTTGCCCGCATCCCAATTCGTTCTGCTCTGACCTTCAGCGCAATCGGCTTTCGAAACGAGTTCGCCCGCTTTGTTGAGCATAACGGCGGACATGTGTTTCGGAAGTCCTGAGCAGATGATGGCGGACAATTCAGCGTAAACCATCGGCTTAAAGCTTACGTTTTCGGCTTTTTCCGTTGATTGCACCAAATGCACTTCCAGCACGCCTTTATCGCCAAGCTTCACTGCCACCTTTTTCCAGCAATCCCGCGCTTTGTTCTCGAAATCCATCGCCAACAAAATGCTTTCGCGCATATCTGTAAACAGAGGAACAATCGGTTTTGTTACTTGCGTATCCATGTTTCTATTTCCTTCACTCAGTTATGCTGTTGTCGAACCAGCAAATACATTGTCCCACAATTTGATGAGCGTGTCAATTCTACCCACAAATAGCAGCGTAGCAACACTACCCTACCCCGACCCCCCCAAAACGCTTTGGGACTCCGGCTAGTCTCATACACTATGTTCCGCTCACTTGATTACCCTCATTTATAAAAACACCCCCCGTCACAAAAACTTTACCTCCCCTACCCCACCCCCCTCCAAAAAAATACCCCCCGGCTAGGAGTCCCAACCTCCCCTGTTGCTTAATCAATTACTTACCCATATACTCAACTCTTGAAACGCACTTTTACGGAGACCGTTTCCTCCCATGCTTGACGCTACCCCTGCCTCTACTGCTGACCCCGTTGCGGATCAGACGGACGCCTTTTTGCACGACATTGGTGTGGCTCCCACCGCCAAAAAAGAACCTGTAGCCCCTGTCAAACCCCCCGACGTTAGCTTCAATCTCAACAGCAATACGATAACCATGCGGCTTACGTCGTTGGTTAATGCGTACGACAAGCAGGTAATTAAAGACGCTTCTCAACTGCGTACCTATGTGACGCACAAGTTGATTGAGATGTCCCACTGCGGAGATGTACGACACGAACTCAAAGCCTTAGAGCTTCTTGGCAAGATATCTGAAGTTGGTCTGTTTAGTGAGCGTAGCGAGGTAACGATCACCCATACGACTTCATCTGAGCTTGAGGCTGCTATAAAGGAAAGAATCACTCGGCTGCTAACAGCAGAACCGGAAAAAGAAGTAGAGGAAGTAGAAGAATTGGAAATAGAAGACGTAGAAGTGATTGAAGACGAAGCCGTAGAAGCCGTAGAAGCCGTAGAAGTAATTGAAGACGCCCCCGCATGATCGGTTCCGCTCAAGAGCTACAGAGCCTGTATCAGAACATCCACAAGCTGAGTGAGTCTGACCAGCGGCTCATCTTGCGGCAGTTGGATGCCCTTGAGCATATGAAGGAGGTAGAGGGGTGTCGTAAGCACTTCCTCTCGTTCGTGCGGAAAGCGTGGCCTATCTTTATAGCGGGGGCGCACCATGCAAAAATGGCTAATGCGTTTGAGCGGGTAGCCAGCGGAGATTTGAAACGGCTGATAATTAACATGCCACCCCGCCATACCAAGTCAGAATTTGCGTCTTGGCTGCTGCCATCGTGGTTTTTAGGCAAGTTTCCGCACAAAAAAGTCATCCAAACGTCCAATACTGCTGAGTTAGCGGTAGGTTTTGGCCGAAAAGTACGCAATTTGGTCGATTCTGAGCTATATAACGAGGTATTTCCGGGTGTTTCGCTGCAATCTGACTCAAAAGCAGCCGGTAGATGGAACACAAACAAGGGTGGAGACTACTTTGCTATCGGTGTAGGCGGTACGGTGACGGGTAAGGGTGCTGATCTGCTGATAATTGACGACCCGCACAGCGAACAAGAAGCAACGATGGCGGAAAGTAACCCCGAAATCTACGATAAGGTCTACGAGTGGTACACATCTGGCCCACGGCAACGGTTACAACCGGGCGGATCAATCATTATCGTAATGACACGCTGGAGTCAGCGGGATTTGACCGGCCAAGTCGTCAAAGCAGCCCTGCAAAGGGGCGGTGAAGAGTGGGAAGTCATCGAATTCCCTGCCTTATTTGATGATTATGACCCGCCAAAACCACTTTGGCCTGAGTTTTGGTCTTTAGACGAGCTTATTGCCCTCAAAACCGAACTCCCTGCGTATAAGTGGAACTCTCAATACCAGCAAGCCCCCACCTCACGCGAAGGTGCCATAGTAAAGAGAGAGTGGTGGCAAGAATGGACTGACGAGCGCCCACCCAAGTGCGACTTCATTATTCAGTCTTGGGACACGGCGTTTGAAAAGAGCAACCGGTCTGACTACTCGGCCTGTACGACATGGGGTGTATTTACCGACGAGCGGGACGACAAAGGCAGGGGTGCGCCCAACGTGATTCTGCTTAATGCCTTCAGGAGCCGGATGGAGTTCCCGGAATTGAAGCAAGTTGCGTTTGACCACTACAAGCAGTGGAACCCGGATGGCTTCATGGTGGAGAAAAAAGCCTCTGGAGCGCCGCTTATATACGAGCTTAGAGCTATGGGCATACCCGTGCAAGAATTCACGCCAAGCCGTGGTAACGACAAGATCAGCCGCTTGAATTCCGTATCTGACCTGTTTGCGTCTGGTAAAGTATGGAAACCACAGACGAATTGGGCTGAAGATGTAGCCGACGAAGTTGCGGCGTTTCCGGCAGGGGAGCATGACGACTATGTTGACTCTATGACATTAGCTCTCATGCGGTTTCGCTCGGGTGGTTTTATTCGTACTGCGTTGGACGAAGTAGAGCCGGTACGAGAGTTTAAGTCTAAGCGCAACCAAAGGTATTACTAAAGGATAGAACATGGCTACTAATATGGACAAAGCTCTCTACCAAGCCCCGCAAGGGATGGACGCACTGCAAGAGGAACCGGACTTGCAGATTGAGATTGAAGACCCGGAGTCGGTGAAGATCGGGATTGGCGGGGTTGAGTTGGAGATTGGGAAGGAAGAAGAAGATGACTTCGACGCTAACCTTGCTGAAGAGATGGGTGCAAATGAGTTGCAGAGCCTAGCCTCTGACTTGCTTGAGGATTACGACTCGGACATCGGTTCGCGTAAAGACTGGCTTGATACCTATGTTAAAGGGTTGAAGCTGCTGGGTCTTAAGTATGAAGAGCGCACGGAGCCTTGGGCTGGTTCTTGCGGTGTGTTTCACCCACTGCTAATGGAGAGCGCGGTTAAGTTCCAGTCCGAGACAATTATGGAGACTTTCCCTGCATTGGGGCCAGTCAAGACCACGATCATCGGCAAAGAGACTCAAGAGAAGAAAGACGCCTCAGTTCGTGTGGCAGATGACATGAACTACGAGTTGACTGAAAGAATGCGGGAATACCGCCCTGAGCATGAGCGGATGTTGATTAGCCTGTGTCTGGCAGGTAATGCCTTCAAGAAGGTTTACTTCGACCCCTCGCTAGACAGGCAGACTTCGGTGTTTATTCCGGCTGAAGACATCATTGTGCCTTACGGTGCAACGAATCTGGAACAAGCCGAGCGGGTCACGCACCGGATGCGGAAGACCAAGAATGAACTGCGTCGCCTTCAGGTAGCAGGGTTTTACGTAGATGTAGACCTTGGCGAACCTCAGATGGTGATGGATGAGGTAGAGAAGCAGAAAGCTAAAGACCAAGGGTTCAACGCATCTGTAGACAACCGCTTCCAGATTCTTGAGATGCACGTTGATATGGACTTGGCTGGGTATGAGGATGTAGACAAGAAAGGCAACCCCACCGGCATAGCCCTGCCCTACGTTGTGACGATGGAGAAAGGCACTAACACCATTCTGGCAGTACGCAGGAACTGGTTACAAGAAGATAAACTTAAATTCCGCCGTCAGCACTTCGTGCATTACGGATACATCCCCGGCTTTGGCTTTTACTACTTCGGTTTGATTCACCTGATTGGTGGTCATGCTCAAGCAGCTACGTCGCTGATGCGTCAGTTGGTCGATGCAGGAACGCTGTCTAACCTTCCGGGCGGTTTGAAAGCGCGGGGGCTTCGCATCAAGGGTGATGACACGCCGATATCCCCCGGTGAATTCAGGGACGTAGACCTGCCTTCCGGCGCTATCCGGGACAATATACTGCCGTTGCCTTACAAGGAGCCGAGTCAGGTCTTGCTGGCGTTGATGGACAAGATCGTTGCTGACGGTCAGCGGTTTGCTGCAACGGGTGATTTGAAGGTCAGCGACATGTCCGCGCAGTCTCCGGTAGGCACCACTCTGGCTATTCTGGAGCGGATGCTGAAGGTGATGAGTGCAGTTCAGGCGCGTATACATTACGCGATGAAGCAGGAGTTCCGGTTGCTGGCTGGCATCATCAGGGACAACACCCCTGCGGACTACAGCTACGAGCCAGAGATTGGCAATAAGAAAGCCAAGCAGTCTGACTATGACATGGTGGATGTCATACCGGTAAGCGACCCCAACGCCTCAACCATGAGCCAGCGGGTAGTTCAGTTCCAAGCTGTTCTACAACTCTCTGCTGGCGCACCGCAGATATACGACCTCCCCTACCTGCACCGCCAGATGATTGAGACTTTGGGTGTGAAGAACGCAGCCAAGATCGTGCCGGTTGAAGAAGACATGAAGCCGCTCGACCCCGTGACTGAGAACATGAACATCATGCGGGGCAAGCCGGTCAAGGCGTTCTTGATTCAGGATCAGGAGGCGCATCTTGCAGTTCACATGACGGCTATGCGCGACCCCAAGATTGCACAAGTTATGGG